GGTCTCCTGAGACTTAAGATTACCATAGAGCATCTCAAACTCAGCATCAGAAGGCATCTGGAACATATACTTCACCATATTCTTATAAGGAATCTGGTAGATGTCTGACTTATCCTCATAGGAACCAGGAAGGAAACCAATCTCTCTGGTTGCAACTAAAGAACGAACCAGATAGATTTTCTCATAGGGAGTTCTTTCATCTAGAACTTCACGAAGAGCATTATAAAGAGTAATGAAAGTCTTACCAGTTCCTGCACATCCATAGGCAACAAGGTGTTTTCCTTTGGCATATGCATCAAAAAGTTTTCTCTGATTGTCTGTAAGTGGGTCAATATCTAATAGATATTCACTTCCAAGTGCCTTCTTTCTTTTCATCTGACGGGTTGTAAGACCAACACCGATTGGTTGGTCATTCGTCGTTCTTTTTCTTCTTGCCATATTAGAGTTTCTTTACAGTTGATTTTGGGGCTTTGCTTGCTTTCTCTAAAACCTCATTCCATCCAGGATTTCTTGCAATTAATTTGTCCCTCCACTCACCAACTTCCCCTGGTTGTGGGCAAGTTGAAGGGTCAGACCAGTCGCGGATCCAATCGGGATTGTCTTTTTTCCACTGATCCCAATCGTGGACACTCATGCTCACTTCTTTCTGTTCACCAGTGCTTTGATTAATAATCGGATATGTTGCCATAAGTTTTAATAATGTGTATCGTTATTTAGATTATGGACTCAACCGTGCTTTATGAAGACGCTTCTCTTCATAATAACTAAAAATCTCAGGAACCCATTCTTTAATGATAGGTACCATTGCCTCACAAAGTGCCTGAATCTCTACTTGAGCATCTAACTTTGCACGAAGATCGAGAAAGTGTAGTGCAGCGCGAAGAGAGAATGAAACTACAAAGTTCTGACGAATATTTTGAGGAAGATAATCGCGGAGATGTTCTTCTGCCATACCACGATTCTCATAACCCTCTGCATACCTCTCAGATGCCGACAGACAGAACTTTAACTGCCTTTCGTAATCTTCCCTTGTCCATTCATACTTATGCCCTTTACGGTCAAGGTAGAGACCTTCTGGACGCACATAATAAACCTTTTCTGGTTTCAATTCACCCTTGGCAACCTTAAGTACACGACGACCAGTATAACGTTGAGATTGAACATCAAAAGACACACCAACACGATGAGTTCGTGCCTGAACCATTACATTATGAACAAATCCAACACAGTCCAAAGTAATCGCAGGATGCTCCAATGGACCCCAGTGCCCACGTTCATTTGCAAGTAGTTGCTCAATAACCCATTTACCACATTCCTTTTCATTTGGTGGAAGTTTGGTATGAATAGGATCTTCGGAATAGTCATTCTTACCTCCTTGCCATACAAGAGTCTGTGGAAGTTGTGTCTGACTAAGCATCACAACTTTCATCTCTTTATCCAATTCAAGAAGGTCTTTTGCTTTAATTGGTTTCATTTCTTTCCAAATCCTTTTGATGTTTGTGCTTCTAGATGTGCAATTTCTTCTTTTACAGCACGAAGTTGTGCTTTCATTTCTTTTATTTTATCATCTGTATAAAGATGATCTTGATTAATTAACCTCTCAAGAAGTTTTACAAGTTTCTTTGCTCTTGTGGTCTCAGTCATCTAAATCAGAATCCTCAAATATTTCGTCGTAATCTAAAATTGGTCTTTTTTCCATCGGTTTCATAGGAGTATAAGCAGAGGCATCAGAATAGATTTCTGCCTTTAGAGAATCAACCAACAATTCAAGATTACGGACAATTAGTTTTAGTTTTTCTCTGTCCATATTTTATAGTTCTCTCAACTCATTTTACATAAAAAAAGGGAGGATGTCAATCCTTCCTTACAATCAAAAACGTATTATATTTTATAAAATCCTATGGAGTCAAAAAATTGCCGGGATTTTTTCCCAGTATTTTTGAAATCACTTTCTCTTTTTCTTTTCGGGTGCCTTATAACCCCAGAGTTTTGGATTAATTCGCCCATATCCAAAGTCAATACTCTTTAGGTTCTCACGAAACTTATCCCAATACATATCAAATAGTTTGATTTTACTTCCTCTTGTGAGGTCAAAACAAATTTTATCGTCGATCATATATTTTACAATATGAGCATCATTAGGACAGTCTTTAGTGCATACCTCAGAATAGGACCCACCCTGAATCATAATTTCACATCCGTAGCGTGACTTACAGGTTTCTTTTTCTGCAGGTGTCCAAGAGTCCATATGTTTTTCTGTATTTTGTGCTCTTTCAATTACATCACCAAGTTTACTCACGAACGACCTCCCCAACTAATATCAGGATATGCTTCTGCAACAATTTCCTTTGTAATCTTATACTTTGTTTGAAGTTTTTTATCTTTAGTGAGAATAAGAATCTCTGCTTCAAGTGGATGAAGTCCTTGAAGAACATTGATAAACATAGTTTCTCTACGAAGAGAACTTAGTCCATCATTTCCACCTTTTACAAAATTGTAAAACCTCTCATATTCTTTACGAATTGAAGATCTTCCTTGGTCTTGGGATCCTAATGAATTAGAACCAAGTTCTCCCATTTTTCCTACAGCATCAGAAATTTTTTCACTCAGAGTTCCCTTGAATGAATCCATTTCATCTACAGCGGCGTAAGGAACATCACCAGGAGGAAGTGCTGACAACACCGATTCATCAAAATTCCAAATGAATAGTGCTTTAAGTGAAGGATGCTCAAATTTTTTCAACGCTTCAATTTTTTTAGCATTAGTCCTTTGCTTTACGACAATATTCAGAATCTCAAAAACAAAAGGATTTGCAGGAAGATCAGGAATTGATGCTTCTACTACTTTTGGTTTTTCTACAGTCTTTTTTGTAGTCGTTTTTGCTTTTGTAGTCGTGGTCATAGTTTTACAAGATATTGAATACTATTAGTGGTATTTATTTTATTATTATTCCTCGTCTTCTGCGTCTTCCATTTCATAATCATCAAAGTATCCTTGCTCGAATCTAACGGATACAATCTCTTCATCAATGAGGTCACCGTCTTTATTATAAAACTCAGGATGATATGCAATTTGTTTTGGACCTTCCTGATGAGTCATCATATATTCGCGGGCGACCCAACCTGTTATAAGTCCCACTATAAGAAACAATATGGTTAAAAAGGAACCTAAGACTAAACTAACTGCTAACATTTCTTTTTCTCCGGGAAACTACTTTTTCTTCCTTGACTTAAAGGAAAATTCAAAATAGATAGTTACTTCCCGATTCAGAAAGCAAACTATCTTCTCAAATATGAGATGGAATGGTTGAGTCTGCTTTCTTTTTCCCCCATTAAGAATTAAATCAACTCCACGATTCTTGTGGTTGAAGTTATTTATGTTACTATCAGACAATTTGCTTTTCTTTCAGATATTTAACGGTGTCATTGCATCCACCTAGTTTTTGATCATCACAAAGAACCTGTGGAAATGTGGATCCTTCACCAAATTCTGAATAAAATTCATCTTTAGTGAAGTGTTCATCGAGATTATACACCACAAAGTTGCTTCCTGTCAACTCTAACACTTGTTTAACCTTATAGCAATAGGGGCAATTTTCTTTTGAGTATACAGTAAAGTTCATTGTTTCTTATAAGATATATGAATAATTTATAAAAGAAAAAAAGAGGGTATAAACACCCTCCTTGGTATACATTATATCACCTCTTCACACCACCAAAGAGGTTCTTCATTCCCAAAATTACGAGGATATAAAAGACTTGAATATTATAAGATATTTAAAGTCAGGTGTCAAGTTAAAGAGCACGAATAGCAGTCGTTGCTTCGGCAAGTTTTACGGTTGCTGCAGTTTCCTTTTCGTCTGCTGTTACATCATCACCAATTCTTCTTGCCTCTGATGCTTCTGCAGATAATACTTGTGATTCAAAATAAGGAGTCGCAACAGAATTATACTCTGCTTCTGTCAATACCTGAACAGCATTTTTTCCACAGTCACTTACAACTGTTGTTACTGGAGTAGAATCAGGAAGT